TAAGGTAAGTTATTCTCCCTAAAACTTCATTTGCCCCTTCCCCTAAATCTATTGCTCTTTTTTCTAATTCAGCTAATCCTTCACTCGGCATACCTCGAATAATAGTTTTTTCTATGTCATCTATTTCTTTCTCTAAAGCGGTAATTTTTGTATTTAATTCAGTATTTTTTTTATTTATTATTTGACTCATTTCGCCTTGAAGGGTTTTAATATCTGCTTCATCTAATCCTCTAGCTAAAGATTTTCTTTTATCAATATCATCCGTAAACTGTCCTAAATATCCCGCTTTATCATCTGACCTTTCAAATTCTCCTCTTACTCTAGCTCTATGAGCTAAACTTTTAAGTATAACAATTTCTTTTCCTATCTCTTTAGGCTCAACATTATGGGTTTGGAGAAATTCTTGAAGGGATGCAATTTCTGCATTTAAATTTTCATTAAATTGATCAAAAGTAACATCCTGCCTTGCAATTACTTCTATCCCTCTTTGTCTTTCATCAAGACCCGTTATATAATCTTGATCTAGTAACTTTTCTTGCTCCTTCATCCAATCTTCAGAATAATCCAGGTAAACAGAGTTAGATAATCTTTTTAATTTTTCAGAAAGTAAAAAACCACTTTCAGAATCCATCCTGCCAATCGTATTACTAAAACCTCCAATAATACTATTTAATCGGGTTTTTAATTCTTCTGGATCTCCTTTATTTTGTTTCCATTCTAATAAAGATTGACCCATATTACTCCTGGCTTCGGTTTCAATTTTAGCACCAGCGACTTTTATAGCACTTGCAAAAGCGGATTGGTCATATACAGAACTTGGAGTACGTCCTTCAAATTGTTGTAAAACTTTTTGAGAATGTTTTGCTCCATAACCAGAACCTTCAATTTTTGCTTTATCCTCCATCTGCTTAAAAGCAAAATTCATAATTTTATTAGCACCTTCAGTTAAAGCAGTAGATGATCTAATTGACTCTTTTAAAGAAGCCTGGTCTATTCTTCCAGGGCCAGCTAAACTAATATTACTTGGGGTATATCTAGGGTATCTATCAGCCATTATGACATTGCTCCTATAGGCGGATAGTTAGGGCCATAAACAGTTGGATCAGAAGTAGTATTACCACCACTACCAATAGCCTTATACATCATATATCCTTGTCCAATTTGTCCGAAAGCATTAAATATTCCAGTTCTTAATGCTTGTTTACCCGCAGTTCTATAAATGCCCGCTTGATAACTAGCACTCTTTCTTTTTATATCCGCACTATCTAAAGCTATAGAATAATCTTCTATACCTTTTTTTAATGCATAACTTTGTAAATTGCCCGCACTACCAGTAAATGGATTAAGATTACCCGCACTTGCCCTGGCATTTATAGTTGCCATTGTTCTTAAAGTTTTATTTAAAGCCTCATTGCCAGCACGTTCATAGGCTAATGCTTCCGATTCACCTTGTATTTCCGCCCAATCAGCTTGTTTTTGATACATAGATTTTTGATATTTGCCAGCACTATATTGTCCGTAGGCACTTACTAAAGTTGATGCTATTGCTACATATTCCATATTATTGTCCCAAACTTACTAAATAATCTAAAGCCAATACGTTTAAATCTAAAGGAACGGATTGACTAATTGTTATTGAACCTTCGTAGTTATACCCTAATAATGGGCCGATTTTCTTAATACCAGTAAAAGACTGAACTGGAGTATCTAATACGGATTCTCCAAATTGGCGAAATGGTACTAATTGGTTATTCACAGTCATTGCTTTTGATTGATATAATTCTGCGTTTACTTCTATAATTCTTTTCTTAAATCCTTTAACAGAACCAGAGGGTAGGCGAGGTTCTACTGGCATTGTTTTAACACTAACTGTAAATGGAATACCTATTTGATAATTACTAACACTTGCCCTAGAAAATGTTATCACACCCGAACTATTAGATGTTTGTTGAGCTTCCACATTACCATCATTTACAATATCAAAAATAGTATAAGGTAAATGAGCAGCAGTACCCGTAGAATTTGATCCCGTTGCGTATACCGAACTATCGGTATGTAAAGTGTTATCAAATACTTCCACAAAATATTTAGTAGTAGCTCCACCAGTAAAATTAGTAGTTGCTAATCGAGTAGTATCAGAAGATGTAGCTATTAAGTTTTTATTACCTCTTGCTGCCCTGGTAACAGTAACAACATTCGCTGCTGGATTCGCCACAGTAAAATCAGCATGTGCATTTATAGCGGTATAAATATTATCGGCTGTGGTATCATTGGATTCATTATGAAAAAACTTATCGGTATCTGGTGTACCAGTTCCAGCCCCTTGACAAGTAAAGGTAACTGTTGTCCCATCATTTTTAGTGAGAACTATTGTACTTCCAGTCGCAATATTAGTATAATCTGTAACTGTAATTGTGCAAGTTGCTTGTAAATCCTGGATCTCTCTTTTTATTACAGTATAAATATCATCCACATCCACACCAACTGCTTCAAAAGTACCTTCAGTTGTAAAGGTAGAAGGAGCTATAACATTTTGACTTCGTAAAATAGAATAGCAACTAATAGATCCATCATCTCCATTTACCAGGAATAATCTATCACTTTCCTCTGTACTTGTTGCTCTACGGATTGCCATATCAACGGGAGATTTTAATAAATGAGAACTTAATAATGATATAGTAGCAGTAGTATAGGCTAATTCTGTATCTGTAAATACCATCTCATTCAATGATTTTCCTGATCGTTGAACAAATATAGTTCCAGAGTCTAATCCTGCAACTGGAACTCCAGGCTTAATTCCATTACGAGTACCTATCTTAATCATTAAATTAGAAGGAGTAATTGGATCATTGCTTGTTTGTGGTAAATAAAATTCTCCACCAGAAGTAAATATCTGTAGATCTCTACCAGAAAAAATATCTTGAATTGAATTTAAACTATCAGTTGTTAATTCTGCATTAAGACCCTCATCATCTAAAGATTCTCCTAAATCAAAATTAAAATAATCAGAAACCCTTGAACCCCATATATTAGTAGGTAATGACTTTGAACCTCCAAAATACAATCTACTTTCATGGAAAGTTGCACTAGTTGGCCATCCTCGTGCAGTACTCCAAGATTCTTCATAACCAAATTCTATATCCCAATCTCCAGATGCTAATGCTCCAGTATCAAAAAATGGAGCTTCAGCGTACCCATGAACTCTAGTTGAACTTTCTACCTCTATTATTCTAGCTCTACCAAAATTAACTGAATTATTCAGATATTGACCAACATCTCCATCATTAAACATAGTAATCGCAAATGCACTATCACTAGAGGGATTAGTAGACCAGGCTGGATAAACTGTCGCAACTTTTGTGCTTCCAACATAATCTGTTATTCTGGAATATTGACCACTACCAGTACCACTTGTTATTTCGATAGCTAACCCATTATAATAATCATCCGCACTATTAGCTCCAGTATCTAAAGTAATTGTGTTTGAACTTCCTGCTTGTGCGGTTGCTGAATGGGAATTTCCAGAACCAGAATCAAATTGTATGTTTCCAGATATTTTATTAGGTGTTAAAGTAGCACTTAAAGGAGACTTATTATATAAGGTAAAAGAATATTTAGGAATATTGGTAAAAGAAATATTGGAAGTAGTCCAGGTACTATCATCTCCACCTCTAACTATTTTTAAAGGTTGTAAATCATTATGCGTAAAAATCATAGTATCTGCTAATTGTGTATATTTTAATTTACTTAACATAGCAGAAGTAATAGCTGAAACCGCTAAATAATTATTTCCAGAAGAATTAATATTTGTTTGTAAAGTTTTATTTTTAAATATAAATATTTTTTGATGTGTTACAGCAAACATATATGAATCGTCTATAGAATATTCAAAAGGTATTAATCGGACTCCATCTTCAGGACTAGCACTACTAGGAAGTTCTGCTATATATTTAAGTCCATCCCTTCTTTTAACACCACCTTGAGGTTGTATTAATACATTAGTTGCTGTTTGTAAGGCATTGTAATATTGTTTTAAATCTACCCTACTTCTTAAAAGAGGATCAAGTTCACCGACACTAAAATTGGTTTGAATATTAACTTGTCGAGGCATTAGTTCCTCACTTCTATTAAATCAAAATCCTCTATTACTTGTCCTGGTTGATTTGCACCATCAATAATAGTTGCCTGGCGAAACATTCCGCCTCTATTATTTTCAGAAGGAGATCCTATTGCCAAAGTTTGATAATATTGTCCTTTAGTAATTTGATCTGTTACTGGTTCTGCAATATGCCAGGCCAGCCAATATTTTAATAATTGAACAAAATAAGTAGGTAAAACATCTTCACTAGGTCTAAATTGATAATCCACATAAACATATTCAAAATTAGTTAAAATCTTATCTTCATATATTTCCCAACCTTCATTCTTAGGCCTTGCACCAGAACTAGAGCTGTCAAATAATGCTCTTGCTCCAGAGCCTATCCTATCAGAAGGTAATTGATATTCATATTTCCATTCATTAATGGGGGTAGCAGTTGTTCTCGCTAGTTGTACTTTCTTATACGAAAATGACCAAGGGTACATTCCTAAAATAGTATCTCTTAAATCATCATATAATCTATCACATACCTGGGCTGAATCAGTACCCTCAGAAAAAGAGGAGAGGGGATTTGCCCCTAGCATTATTAAAGCATCTGAACAAATAGATAACTTTGTATCTCCAGAAGCCATATCCCTTCTCCTTAGTTATTAATAGTCTAGGCCAATTCTCTAATCTGAATCGGTTAATGCTACTGTAACCGCATCCGCCACATCTACTACACCAGATGCGTTAGATACAACTACATGCCAAGAAGCAGTAGCAGTTCCTCCAGTTGAAGCCCAGCTATAAATTATATCGCCTACAGTTACATCATCTGAAACATTATTGAAGTAACCAGCAGCCCTTATTGCGGTGTGAGCATCCGTACTCGTATAACTCCACATTGCTGGAGAGTTACCTTTCTTTGATTGTCCACCGATAGGATTCCATCCTGATCTTGCAAAAGCCATATTTTTACTCCTACTCTCTACAGGTTATTTTTACTATGCCGTCAACATCAACCGCAATTCCACCTCCAGAAAACATAGAGGCTACAAGCCAGGATGTTTTCTCAGGCACATAGTCAATTTGACTTTTTTGAGCCATATTTATTCCAACTCCAACCGCAGATTTATGAAAAGCATAAACAACTCGGTCTGAAGATCCATCAATCGCCAGTCCACCTTCATCATAATCACCAATAGTAACCACTCTCATGCCTAACCAGGTGTCCAGGCTTCCGTCTACCAAGGCTCTTATAGTATTATAGTCGCTTGATTGAACAGTTGTTTGAGCTAACAATGCACTTAGGCTGTTCGCATGTATCAACAAAGTTCTATCCCCTGGAGGCACGTTTTTTGCATCCAAAGCTTTCTTTGCTGCACGAATTTTTCCAGTATTCAAGTCTGATGCACTTCCAGCAGAACCATCTTCTGCAATAGTATTAGCAACAGTACCAGTTCCAGAAGCAGCACTTAAAGCATCAATGGTTACTTGATCCATTCTTCTTCCTACTGCATTTCCTACAACTTGTACTAGTTCTGCACGTTCTTGAAAGTTAATCTTCGCTTGCTGAAATATATCCGTATACTCACCTGCTAAATAATCAGTCATTGTAGCCGAAACGGTAGAATAACTAACATTTAGCGGTACAATGTCTGTCAAAGGTGTTCGTATACTTGCTTGCCCTTTACCAATTTTAGTAAAACGACAAGTTGATCCCACTACACCATGTTTTTCCCTAGTTAAACCAGCTAATGCTCTTGAGGCTTGATAAGCTTGTTTAACTTCAGAATCAAAAAGTGTAATGAAAGCATTTGTTACAGATTGAGCCATAACATATTCCTTTCGTTTTTTGTTAAAGTTAATACCAATTTCGTAGCTGGTTGTCCGAGGGCCAGTTTACTTATGCTTTAAGGTAAGCATCAACCTAGCAACTGGCCCTATGTAAGTAGAGGTTGTCAGTCAATTTAATATAAGAAAACTAAGCCATTACTACAAATTAAACACTTATAATTATAAGTAATAAAGAAACATTCTAAACGTATTTTTCCCCATGAAATTCGTATACCATCTTCTCTACTTTCTTAGTAAAATTATCATCTTTCCCATAACGGGGATCTTTCATCATGTCTTGTAAATCCTCCATGCTAGTTTTAGATGTTTCATGTGTATTAACTGATGGAATTGTTTGTTCGTTGTATGATCTACGAATTTTATTTAAAGCTGAAATAAAATAAGAACTTGTACTTGCTTTTGCCACAGCGTTTACTTCGTCTGGAGTTAAAACTTTAGAATCTCCAAATTTCTGCAACCAGGAATTAGTCGATTTAATAATAGACTCTGCCTTATTTCCAAGCTTTTTAAGTTCTTTCTCTTTTGAATATTTTATTTCTTGCTCTACTTCTCCTTGGGAATCAATAAAAAAGTTAATTAATTCTTCGTATAATTCTTGACTAAAATTATTGTCTTTCGCAATTTCTGTAAACTTGCCAACTAATTCATCCTCCTTTAATCCATCCGCAAAATCTTTTTTATATTCACCATCTTTAGGAGGTTTATGTTTACCAGTTGACATTTTATTGCGTAATTCATGGTAAGCCCTGGCTAATTCCTCTGTTTTAACTTCGCCTTTATTGTTATCCCAATGCGATACAGAAACATAATCAGGTTTTTCAATCTTCTTTTCTTCTTCTTCTTTCGCTTCTTCTTCACTAGGGGTTGGCTCATTATCATCATCTTTTGTAAGATGATTAGTGGATGGTTCTCCATCATCTTTATTATCTTCTTCCTTATTTTCAATTTCTACATTTAAAAGACTTTGGTTTTCGTCCTGGTCGGCCTCTTGGTTCTCGTCCTGGACGGCCTCAGTTTTTTCTTCATTCATGGTTTCTAGCCCTTTCTATTCTTTTAGTTATATCTCGAATAATTGAATTTTGTCCTTCCCTAACAAATCCATGAGAAGCTTCTTCTCCAGGATACCAGGTAGGTTGTTTAACTGTTTTGGATTCTAAAAATTTCAGAATTTTTTTTCCGTCTTTAGTATTAAATAATCTTAAAAAAACAAAATCAATATCTTGTTCTTCTTCTACTTTTTCAGTAGGAGATCCTTTTAATTCATCCCATCCAGACATTAAGCGGGTACTGCTTCTGGGGTAGGAGCTGCTTCTTCAGCTTCCCCCTCTGCTGCTTGTTCAGCCATTTGAGTCATTTGTTGTACTATTTCTTGTCTTTGTTGCCTGGTATTTAATATATTACCTGGAACACCTAAATTTTCTGCAATATAATCTATAGCCTCATCTTGGTTTAAAGCAACTTGACCTATTGGCCCTAATCCTTGAGCAATTTGTAAAAACTTCATTACATTTTCTAAATCTTCTAAATTTTGTGATTGTGCAAGAGGAGATTGTGGTACTATTTTAATAGCGTTTCCGTCCACTTTTAAAGGCATGGTTATAATATTTTGTTCATCCATTACATGTAAAACTCTTTCCACTATCGGTAACATAGCCTCCGTTGTTAATCGTCCAAAAGCACTTCCTAATTGAACATGGAGGGTTTTCATTTTTTCAACAATTTCCGTAGCACTTCTAGCAGACATAGTATCAGGAGGTAAGCTATCATCTAATAAAGCCCTTTTGATATTAGTTGTTAAATCATTAATAACTAATTGTGCGACATTAAAATCACCACTTCTCGGTAAAGGTTTTAAGCTTTCTCCTTGTGGGCCACCATTTCTAGCAACGGGTATAATTGCTCCAGGTTGGATGCGAATAGTTTGTGGATTAACTACTCCATCATCCGCTACTGTATATGCACCAGCAATGGATAAACTAGCGTTTTTCAATATAAGTTCTTTTGTTTTATTTAAAGTTTTAATATCAGGTAAACATGAAACTAATGGGCCTCTACCATAAATTTCCCCTGATACTTTCATATATCGGGAAACAATCCAGGGAGATGAATCCATTACCCTATATACTAATTCCTCTTTACTTTTTTGATCTATAATATGGTAACAGTAAACATCTTCATCTTTTTTATAAATAGTTGCCTCAAGTAAATCAATTTCTTCACTTGGTTTTTCATCTATTAATTTTTTTAGTTCTTTAGTAAGTTTTACATCTGGCCATTGTCTTTCAATGGCTTCTACTCTTAATCGGTGTTTGCGGTACACATTATCTACTAATCCATTTGGCCCATCTTCTAAACTTACCAGGTATTGCGGTACTGCTTCAAAACGTATGGGAGTTTCTTCATCTCCTGGTTGAATAAGCATAACCGCAGTTCCAACACATAGATCTAAAAGAAATTCAGACATTGCTAGATCAAAACTGGTTTGCCTTAAAACATTAAACATTTTTTCAGTATAAATATCTAAAGCTATTTGTAATTCCCTGGGATCTTCTACTTCTGCTTTAGCATCATCTCCCGCTATTAAACGACACCAGTTGCGATAGGGAGGAAACAAAGCCGACTGTAATCTATTCGCAAATCGTTGTGTCGAATTAATAGCGGTAGAATCGAAAACTCTGGCCATTTTATTTTGTCCAACTATTTTTCCCTCGTAATGTCCAGAATATAAATTTCTTTGTGGTAATCCAAACTCATAACATTCTTCATACACACTTCGCCATTGCTCTTTGCGATCATCTGCTTTTTCTGCTCTATTGATGATCTCTTTTACAGTAAATTTTTTCATGTATTTGTATTAGAGCCAGATCCTAATGTACTAGATAAATCTTTTCCCATCAATTCATCTGCAACCCCTCCATGATAAGTACTTAACAACATACGCAATCCTCCGCCTCGTCTTAATCTACGTCTAGCGGATATACCTCTTTGAGTATCTCGTCTTTCTGCTCGTAATCGTTGTCTTTCTCTTTCTTGATTGCGAGCAATACTAGGATCTGGAGCTGGAGGTTTTGGAGGTCTAAAAAAATTACCCATTAATAATTCCTTCCATAAATATAAAAATCAATTTTATCAGGGCCATATTGTTTTAATATGCCTTCTTTTTTAAATTTAAGAAATTCTGCAAATCTTGTCGCTGGAAAGTTAATAGAAGAAATATGAAATTGTATTCTATGTAGTCTTAAAACAGTACCAAAACCTTTAAAAAGCAGTCTGGAAAAACGACCTAAATGTAAATATTTATCTATAACTGATTTATCTTTTAACATCCATCCTTCTGCTACCCCATTCCATAACATCACAAAACCAAAACATAATAGAGGTTTTCCATCCTCAAACACAGTAACACAAGGCCCAGACAATGCTTGAGCCTCCACCCATTTAGGAAAATCTGGTATTTGTTCCATCATAATTTGTTGAAATTTATCATTGTCTAATAAATAAATATGATGTTTCTGAAATGGTAAAATTCGGTAATTATCAGAAATAATAATATTACACCACTCATAAAAATCTGTTGCCACTACCAAATTTCAAACTCTGTATTCGCATTGAATTGTGATTTAAAATATTTTGATTGATAATTTCCTCTTGTTAATCTCCTATGTTCTCCTCCTCCTAATAACAAATAAGCAAAAGCATCCCCAATATGACTATGCATATTCTTGTCGGGTACATCTCGAAAACGATCCGTCCCGCCACTTATACCAACTCTTTTAAAATGATACCCTCCCGCTAAAGATTTTCGTAATCGCTTGCATCCTTTATCTACTCTTAATGCGGGTTTACCATCCACTAACCTGGTCATAGGGCTTGCTCCTGCCTCCCTTCGTACCTGAAAATCGTTTGTGGCAGTTGGTTTAGCGTTAAGACCTAAAGTGCGTAAATGGTCAAAACTGGTAACTTCAAATATTTCATCACGCTTTTGTCCTGCTGGATCACCCCATATTAAAGGCTCTAAATTTTGAAATCGGGTATTTAATTCATATAATAACATTTGAGCAAACCTTTCCAGGCCCATATCTTCCGTTACTATTTCATGTAAAATAATCCATTTACCATTGTTATATCGTTGTCCAAATACACAAGCGGGAGTTAATCCAAAATCTAAGCCAAGTTGAATAGGTAAACTTAAATCTATTTGTAAACTTTCCTCACTCATTATAGTGTCATCATATTCATGCCATACACTTCTTCCTTCCTTTACAAAAGCATATTGCCCTCCCACATAACACCGCAGCCAATCTAAATTTTTTCCTCCTAATTGCTGCTCATAATATCCAATTGGTAAATTGCGGATATTTTCCGCCCCTGGATTAGCACTCCAGTATTTCCCTCCAGCAAAAAATGAATTATCTACTTCTTTATCCGTCTCAATCATTCCACCAGGTTGTTTAAAAAACGTCCAGGCATATTTCCCTTTAATTGGCTCTTTCTCCGCTAATTTATACCACCATGCATCATCATCTGGAGGATTGGTATCGGCCCAAATTCCTCTCCATTTACATCCTCCATTCGACTTTGTTGGGTATCTTCCTACTCTATGTGTTAATCCCTGGACAATACTTAATGGTAATTCCCTGGCTTCATTAACCCAAGCACCCGTTAATTCCAGGGATAATAATTTTCGTACATCCTTCGGTTGATCCAGGGCTAAAAATATAACCTCACAATCTACTCCCGCTATATCATCCCTGGCGGGTAACTTTAAATGATGGGTTAATGGAGGAGACCACCGCATAGACCCCCATTGATTCTCAGGAAATATCTCTAACCAGGTCTTAATTGTTGTTGTTCTTAACTCTGGATAACTGTTTCTTACCACAACAAAACGGGAATAACGGACATTATCCCTAGAGGAAGGGGGTTGTTTTACCGCCCTCAACATAATCTCTGCTGCACACGCATAACTCTTACCTGAACCAACTGGCCCTAATAATCCTCGAAAAAAACTATTATCATTTAAAAATTCCCAGGTAGTAGGGGCATTAGAAAAATCTAAATCTAGTCCGCCTATTTCTTCCGTTGGCTTAACTTTAGTCCGTCTTTTAGATCTATCTTTTGTAGCTTTCACTCTTGGCATCTATCGGCACTACCTCAATATCATGGTCTAATGCATTAAAAATCTTTTCAACAAAATCAAATCGTCCACTACTTAATCCCGTTTCAATTCGTCCTACTGTATCGACATCCACTTTGGCCACCCTCGCTACATCCGATTGTGTTAAACCTCTGCTAAGACGCAGATCTCGCATAACTTCCCCATACCAACTACTCTTTACTCTCTTTGACTTCATACGTTGTTACCTCTGGGCCAGTTAAATTTATCCCAATAACACTCGGTCTATTGCTATCGGAGGTTTGATCTAATAATCCATGATGTTTAGCTAATAACCTTAAAGCTGCCATTTTATCATGCATCTCTACCTCTATAGCTGATCCGTTACGGGTAGGAGTTACTTTAATCTTCTTTATTGATTTCCTTGCACTATGACTCAATTTTTCAGTTGGATTCATTGTTACCTGGCCAGCACTATTCCAGGATAATATATCCGTAATCTCACTTGCTCCAATACACTCTAGCTCCTGCTTAACCGCCTCTCTTTCGTCCTCTGTTCCTTTAGATAAAAGCTTTCGGGCTTTTCTAATCGGTGTCGGTATATGGTCTACCATCTTCCGCAATCTCCTTTAGCAGTTTTTCTAAATACCATTTTGCTTTTCTTAAATCTTCTACGGGTTGACCTTTATATCGGTATCGGCCCAGGTATTTAATTATTGATCCTCTTAAATAACCTTGAAATTCGTCCTTAGACTGTAATCCCTTGATTGCATCTATAACCTCTAAATCATGCTGGCGGTAATGCATGGGCTGGTTTACATTATCATCCATTTCCTTTTTCCCGAAAATTTCCTGCGACCTCCCCCTAGCGGAATGGGTGGGGAGGGGGGAGGGGGTATGCCCTCTTTCTGCATGTTCATTATTTGTTCTCCTTTTGTATATGCTTAGTTCTTCCAGGTCTTTATTAATCGCATCACGCCAGGCTTTATCAAACATATTACAACTCCGTTACCTTCGTTTGGTCTTTGTATACTACACTAATCCTGACCATTTGACCAACTGATTTAATACCTGGGGCGGAGCTTTGTTGTCATCCCGCCACTCTAACGCCATATTCTCCGCATATTCCATGACCTTCTCTGCTTTTATTCCTTTAGTATGTAATATCCTTGCTGCTTCCAGGCTGCCTTCAATAGGAATGTGGACTCCATAGACTTTTTGGACTCCAGAACAAAATGCTTGTGCAATACTCTTAATCTCGATTTCTGATCCCCCTATAACCCCCTCACTATTCTGGATAACTACATCTTCTGGATATTCTTCTACTATCTTAGGCCTTGGGGCGTAAAACTCCTCTTTTGTCGGCATTTCTGTCGCAAGACCATTATAGAGTACCTGGTATCGGTTTGTAGCATACCTGGATTTTCTTTCCCAACCTGGTATTTTATATCCTCTTTTCTTTAATTTCCTGATATATCCAAGTTTAATTAACCTGGTAACATGGAAAGATATTGTTTTCGGAGTCCTGGAAACATGCCGACCTAAAGTAATTCTGGAAGGCCAGCAGATTCCGTATTTATTGGTATGGATGCAGATTGCTCCTAAAACTCTCAATGTCGTTGGATGTAAATCATCATCCTGAATAGACTTTGCGGGTAGAACTGCATACAATCGAGTAGGCGGTTTTGATTGTCTTATAACGGGTTTATTTGATCTCATCATCTAATCTTTCTAGTTTTTGAATTATAGTAACCTCCGATTCTCGGAAATTCTTTTTTATCTCCAGGACATTAGCGGGAACAAACTTAACTAATTCCTCTATACTCATAACTACACCTTTTTTATCTTTTTTTTCTATTTCTCCATTGTAGACTGTCATAACTACTCCGCTTGAATGTTGTATTTGCCAGACATTAGGAGGTAGTTTAAAAGCCCATACAAGCTTACTGGCTTCTTTATCTAAGAACTGCCATCCTTTAATAGTAGCTTGTCCATGTTTTTGAATGTCCTCGTTATTCTTGTTATCAATCGCATTAAATAGTTTATCGTACTGACGTTTAAACTTTTCTCTTAATGTATCGGCCACCGCTTCCTCTAAACCACCAACTCCCCATTTTCTTTCCATTTCAGATTTTACCTCATCCACTTCCTTTATTATCTTATTTGAAGCCTCAGTAATCATTCATAATATCTCCATAATTTATCCATATTCCAGGACACCTCGGACAGTCGGACAGGACACCTAAGGTGTGTCCGTGTCCGTCCTGACTCTCGGAGACTGTCCAGCTTGATTGTCCTATCATCCTATAACCCTTATTCACCTTGCTTTTCAGACTCGGACACTTGTCCTAACTGCCTTGTCCGACTTGTCCGAACTAGCCAAACGTAATCATTCCATTTTGACACGATATTTTTCTCTATTAATGACTTTGCGGATCGCTGAAAAGCTTTCCTTTTTGAGTCCTCTTTTTCGCCTTCGGAAATTGTTTTATGCATAGAGTAAGCCCGCCACAATTCTATAGTGGTACATCTACCAGGTACTCGATTATTAGGTGATGAAATACCCGCTTCATCAATAGCCATCTGTAAAGCATTAAATACCATTCTTTGGGGGGGAGTTAGACTATTATAGAGTTTGACATCCTGATCGGTATGAAGGCTTAAAACGATACTTGTTTCAGGTTCACTCAAATCGTATTCTTCATTTTCTTCTAAAGTGATAACTCTGGAATGAAATACAACTTGTTCCTGGGCCTCGGCATCTTTCTGCTTTTCGGTACTCAATAAAAGAATATCATCTTGGCGGTCTACTCTTAGCGATACATCAACCGCACCGATTAAAGCGGTTGATCCTCTTGCCCCTCTATCTCTATCTTTACCCGAATGATGAATAGGCATAACGGCACATTTAAAAGTTTCTCGAATTTTATCCATTGCCTTAATAGCCAGGCCCATATCCTGGGCGGAATTTTCATCCCCTGCCATACACCTGGCAACTGTATCAAATACAACTAATCTTACGTCCAGGTCGTTCTTAATTTGCTGAATCGTCTGTATTAAAGCTTGTATTTCATCTTCATCCAGGAGGCCTATAGGTAAGGGAACGATACGAAGTCCTAATCCTGGCTCATTTTTGTGGGCCTGATTCCATGCTTTTAATCTTTTCCTTAATCCTCCAACTCCTTCTCCCGCAATATAAATAACGAGACCTGGTCGAACATTTTTCCCATGCCATTCTTTATTGTGGGCGATATGTAAAGCCATATCTAATGCCAGGAAGGTTTTTCCACTACCTGGAGATCCATAAATCATGGTCATACTATTCTCAGGAATAAAATCCTGGATAAGCCAAGGTGTCGGAGGCATCATCATTATATCTTGAATTGTCATAATAGAAATTGGGGTGTCTTGATCCTGGTTTATTACTTGTAATAATTCCTCTTTGTTATGAGTTTGTAGCCAGTCGTATGGATCTTCCTTTTCTTTTAAACCAGGTAATTGTATTATTTTTACCGACTTGGCAATATTCTGTAAGGACTCGAATACATCCCGTCCATGTTTTTTTCCTGCTGCGTCATTATCTGGTAAAATTATGCAATCTCTATCCCGTAAATAAGCAGAAATTTCTGGTTTCCAGTTTCCTGATCCTCCTGAATTGCACGTTGCTACCAGGTTAATATCCTCTAAAGCCTTAACATCTTTCTCCCCTTCCACAATAAATACTTTATCCTGGGGATTATTGATAATATTAGGCAAGCGGTATGGGAGCAAAGACACTCCTTGCAATCCCCATATCGCTTTACCATTCTCAACCCGCCTTTGCCGAAAAGTTTTCGGTTCATAGCGTATGACCTGGTATTTAGTTTGACCTGATTTATCCTGGTAATTATAAGTAGTTTGCTCTTGTTTAATAGGTTGAGGAGATTGCAAACCAGTTATTTTTTCCAAAATAGCGGGGATTGATCCATTAAGTGAGGGCATTTCTCTTTTTATAAGATCAATAACTCCTCCGCCTACGTCTAATTCATGGTCATACCAAACACCTTTGGCTAGGTTGACAGATTTACTTCCATGATTACCCCACCTCAACTCTGTATTTGTAGCAGAGGAGGGTTCTCCCCAAAAGTGTTTGGCAACCTGGGCCATTTGTTGAGATAATGCCATTATTACTCAAATTCTACATCATCATCCGTTTTAGGAGGAGGGGGAGGGGTTTCCTCTTGTTTTGGAGCTTTAGTCCATCCGTCAAACTTTAATATGGGTACGTTGACCTGGGCCTCTCCGAATTGTTGCAGCTTTGATCCATTTAAGGAAATAATAGCCCATTTCCCAGGCTCAGATTTTTTAACATCTTTCAACAACTCCTGGACTGCATCCCTGGAGGCTCGTTGATTTGTTGACCATTCCCTAACTTCAGAAACGGGAGAACCATGTTTTTCTGATACATATATTTGTATAGAAAATGCTTTTTTATATCCGTCCTGGAGTTTCGTTTTATCATTGGTATTTTCATTCCAAATCCATTCAGGAGCTACTCCCGCTTGTAATTTGCCTTGGCCGATCTTGAGACTATCAACATCAACCAGGATTTTCGTTAATCCGCAATTTTCACCATCAATGCACCAAGATTTTTCTTGGGCTTTCCAAGCGACAAATTGGACTGAATCACTACCTAAATCTACATTCATTTTATTTTTCCTTTATAATTGTTGATCAGTTACGCTGACCTCGCTTTCCTTATCTATAGGAAACAGTTGAGCCAATTTTGACCATTGGCAAAATAACTTATAACTATCCCAGGGAAGGACAACCAGGATTGGTTGTTTATCATCTCGAACAAATAATATGTCCGCATTATCTTGTTCCAGGGCTTTATATAAACTAGTGAAATTCTTTTTTCTTCTTTTACATTCTCCCGCCATACCAGCTACCCATACATCACACTTAAATTTTCCGCCTAATGCTCCAGATAAAGGTTGTTTATAAGCATTAATTTTTAATTCTTCCTTATGTTTTCGGACTACTTCTAATTCAAAACCCGATCCTTTTTGCTTAGATGGATTACTCATAAGATAGACCTAGGGATTTCTAACGATTCTTTTTTTTCGGGTAATAAATATTTTCTTAGAATATCCTCAACAATACTTGATTCAGACCTTCTATCTTTTCGCTTTTTTTCCTGGAGCAAAACACAAATATCTTCTCTTAAATAAAAATGCTTCTCAATTATGTCATTTTTTTTCATTTTTTTTCCTAGTAATTACAATATGTTACAAATTATTTTATAAAAAGTACCTTTTGGGTCTTGTAATAGTAGCAGAAAGATGCCATATTACTAGTGGAAGGAAAATAGAAAGAACATGAAAACAAATAAACCTAGCAAAGAAAGGAAAAGCAAATAATGAAATTTTATGTAAATCCAACATTAAATACAAATATGGTTGATTGTCGCTGCAAGGTTCTAAAGGCGGTCAAAAATCATTTAAAAGATAAAACTGTTAAAAAGATAGATATTTGGAAAATTGCTGATGACATAGGCAATAAGGGAGGAGATCTTAGAGGGATTGCCTCAATAATTAACACAAGCAAATACGCTGATAATTGGAGGGTTTAATATGACATTTAAATATAATAAAAATTGTTTTGATAATGCCTTAATAGTGGAAAATTATCCCTGGGGATACAAATTAAAAACTAAAAGAAAATATTGGGTAGAAACTATCCCAAAGAAAGGGGATAGGGTTTGCTTTCAAACTTTAAATCCTAAAACTAATAAATGGTGCAAAGTTAAAAAAAGTACATATAGCCATGTTGCGGTACTTACAGAGAAAAACGGATATGTAAGCCATAGAGAAATTGGCAACTGGGGAGGCTGGAAAAGTTTTCTTGATAGCGACATTGATTATGAAAAACTTAATGATGAGCAAAAAAAGAAGCTTTGCGAGTTAAAGGCCATTGATGAAGTTATGAAAAATGTAAAAATTGAGATTAAAATTAACCAGCCTGGAAGTGAAGAAGAAGAAAAGAAACAAGAAGAAATAAAAGAAAAGATAGTCGGAGCAGTTAATTACAAAATCAATGCTTGCTTCAAAAAACAACAATTAATATGAGGAGGTCAAATGACTAAAAAAGAATTAATACTAAAAACCATAAATATTCTCGTTGAAAAATATGTTCTAGATATTAAGGATTTGAAAGCAGAACATAAAAAGTTAAAAATTCTATTAAATGATACCAGACATTTATTAGAGGATAGAGAAAAGGCTCATAAAAAGTGCGTTGATGAATTAACTAGATTAGAAAAAATCGTTGATAACTTAAAGGAGGTTAAATGACAAATTACGAAACAGAAAGAAAATACAAAGGGTACATTATCTGTCCTTTTGAGGGTAGTAATGGGGCTATTTGGAGTTTCAAACTAGAGGATGATTTAGATTTCTGGAATGCTTGTAACACTTTAGCTGATGCTAAAGAAGAAATTGATTGGATGATAGAAAATAATCAAAATTATTAAAGGAGGTTAAATGAATAAATACGAACTACCAGAAATTCCAGGTTTCCTAAGAAAACCAAAAAATTATAAACCTGCACCTATTAGGAAACCCAGGAAGAAAAAAGTTAATTACGAAAAAATGGAAAGAGGAAAATTACCTAATTCCTGGAAGGATGCTAAATATAATTTGATTGATTTACCGCAATTAAATTTCGCTAAGTTTGTATTTTGGAAACCTATTATAAAAGGTAAAAACAAGAATAAGATCAAATATAGAGTTCCAGGCAAAGCAAGAATATATTTAGTTGATAAAAAAACATTCATTAACAATTTGGAGGGTTAAACAATGGGTACTTGGCACTATGACGCAAAAACTTTAGTTAAGGTTTTGAAAACACCAATTAAAGTGAAAGATGCTACTAATAAATTAGGCGAAGGTTTAGGGGATGATTGGCTTTTTGATTTCATTCTCGATTTAGAAAAAGATAAAGGCAAAAACTACATTGTTAATAAAGATATAATTAAGTTTTTAAAGCTTGGCCCAAAGTTTAAATATAAGGGAGAACTTATTGGCGATAAAGTTTGGTTGTCAAAAGAGGAAGTAGATGAAATTAATGCAATGTTAAAACAAGTAGAGGGAGTTTAAAATGCCTAAACCAGGAAGTAAACATTCAGGAGATTATGTCTGCTATCTTAGAGTCTCCACACAAAGACAAGGAAAAAGTGGACTAGGTTTATCTGCACAAAAAACTTTAATAGATAAACACCTCAACGGAGGAAACTGGAAGTTAATAGGAGAATTTGTTGAGGTGGAAACGGGTAGAAGAACGGACAGACATAGAAAAGAACTTAAAAAGGCCCTTGATTTATGTAAAACAACAAAGGCTACTTTAGTTGTTGCTAAGTTGGATAGATTAACCAGGAATGTTTCTTTTTTGTCTAAACTTCTTGACTCAAGAGTTCCATTCATTGCTTGCGATATTCCAGAAATGCATAATCCAGCGACAACTAAGTTTATGCTGCAATTAATGGCTAATGTTGCGGAATATGAGGCAAAATTAATTTCAGATAGAACAAAAGCATCCCTGGCCGAAAAGAAAAAACAAGGAGTAAAGCTTGGCACACCTAATCCGCAAGCAGGATCAGCCTTGGGTATAAAACAAGCTCAAGAAATTGCTAATGAAACTGCCTATGAGATTTGCGAG